TGAGTCAAAGTACCAAAAATAAGACCATACTGTTTTGTCTGTGCTATCCGGAGTAATTGATGGGTTACCAACTAACATAGCGTTTGCTAATGAAACGCCATCCAATACTGGGCATATTGATTTGCCCTCTAAGAACTTTTTGCCTTGCACTTCGATTGTCCTGCCTGTTAATTCAGCACCAGATGCACCGCAAAAAGCAAACTTGCCTTTTACTAATACTAATGCTTTTTCAGGCTTTGGCTTATCTTGAGTTAGATAAATAGCACCTATTGTGACTATTATCGCTACTGCTATAATGATTTTTTTCATTTCTTTAGGTTTTTAGTTGCGTTGTAATAATACCTAATTGCAAAGCCTCCCGATACGATGGCAACCAATGAGGCTACCAGAGTTACTAAAGGCTGAAAATTGGCTATGCTAAGCAAAGCACTTGAAATGCTTACTATCGTTGCTGAATCAGCTAGATTGTGGTTTGTCATCTTTAATCTGAGGTTGTAACTGTTTAATTAATTCTGCGGCTACTGATTTAACTTGAATGTGCGGACTTGTGCTTTGCTCTATTACTGCTAATACTGCTTCCCATTCTTGTACTGTTAACTCAACTTTTAATTTTACTGATTGTACTTCTTCTTTGGTTTTCATGTTTTTTGGTTTGGTCAAATATAGTTATTCTAAATTATTAGTTGGCTCAATAGGCTCAACTTCTGTTAAATCTTCCATAGGCTCTTGCTCAATAGGTTTTAATGGCTCAACTATTACTTTGCCATTTTCATCTGTCCATTCTGTTTCCATTATGTGCTTATCTTTACGTTCACCAATTACCATCCATGATATTTCATCTGTTGAGTTTTCGTTTTGGCTTTCTATGTAAATAATATTTCCTATAACTTTACCTTTTACTAAATCCCAACCGCTTTCATTTGTTGTAAAGCATTGCACATCTCGGCATAGCACTTCAAATGTACCCTCTGTCATTGTAGCTATTTCATCAATATTAGCTTGAGCCTTACCATTTAGTAAAGTTAATTTACCTCTGTATATTAAATCAGCTTTTGGTCCTTCAATAAATGAATGTACTAATTGATGCGTTTCTGATAGCAATGGTAATGGATGTTCTATTCTAAATGAGCCTGAGCCTTTTGATAATGCTCCTGTAACTGATAATGCTCCTGTTACTGTCAAAGTGGATGCGGCAGTACACCCTATTGTTCCAGTTAAAGATACATCTGCACCATTATGTAAAATTAAATTACCGACGTTTCTTATTCCATCTGAGTTTACTTGTAAACCAACGGCTGAAGCACTATATCCTGAGATAGCACCATTTATCCAAACCTTACCACCTGATGTGATACGCATACGTTCGGTAGCATTAGTCCTTAAAACAAAATCTACATTATTTCCTGGTCCAATAATCGCAATACCTGTACCAATTGGTTCAAGATTTATTTGTGCATTTGTGTTACCTGATAATGCAGCAACATTTAACTGTGACACTGTATTACTTAAAATATGCAAAGGGTTTGTTGGACTTGTTGTTCCTATACCTACGTTACCACCATTTGGATTTAATACTAATGATTTATAACCAACACTTGCTTGTGATGACTGCAAAAATGAATAAGTACCTGTTTGATTAATTCCTATTAATAATTGCTGATTAGATGCACCTGTTTTAGATTGTATTCTAAACGCATTTGTTGAGCCTGTTCCATCACTTTCTACTGCACCTATTTCTAATACTGATACTGCATTAGTTGTTCCAAAACTTCCTCCTGTGCTAAACGTAGCACTTGTTGCAGTAACCGATGAACTAAACGTAGCTTCTCCTGTGGATGCTATCGTGAGCCTTTTTGTAGTTGTGCCACCTGTTGAAATAAATACTGCTGCTTCTGATGCAATACCAACACTATAATCTGTTCCACTACCTAATAATTGATTATAAGTATATAAACCACCCCTTGCTACTGATGCTTGAGTTATTCTATATACACTTGTGGTCGTAACTAAATCACTAAAAGTAGCACTTGTAGCTGCAATAGAAGATGAAAACGTAGCTGCTCCTGTGGATGCTATGCTTAACCTATTTGTCGTATTCGTCGCAAAATTTAACGTATTTGCAGCACTTAAATACATTCCGTTTGTTGGAACAGTTGAAAAAGTCGGTATAAATGACCTTCCAGTTACTGATGTATTAAACGTTGAATTTCCGGGAGCAACAGTAAATATACTGCTACCAATCCACTGAAATACTGCTATATCACCTGCTGATTCATTATTATTATTAACCTCTAATGCAGGATAAGTTGTTGAATCATTATAAAAAACACCTCCATATCCATCTCCTGAACTTCCATATACACCACTCCCACCTGTTCCAGATGAATTTCCTTGCACACCTACACCTGTTGTAGCACTTGCATATAATCCCCATCCTGTTGTTGCAGTTCCTCGCAAAGCCTTGCCAGATGTAGCCGTACCTTGAACAATATCTGCAACTGTTCCTGTCATTGATAATCCAATGCCGTAAAGAGTACCTGTAAGCGTTTTATCTCCTGCAAAGGTTTGAGTTCCTGTGGTTATAACACCACCAAAACTTGCTGATGCAGGTTGTAGATTTAATACTTGTCCTGTTAATGTTGCACCATTAGCATTAGGAGTTGAACCAATAGCAGATAAGGTTACTGCGCTATGTATATCGCTTGTTAAGGCTAAAGTACCCGTGGCACTTGGTAAAGTGTACGTATAAGTTCCGTTTGTAATAGTCGAACCTAAAGTCAACTGACCTGTAAAATTTGCAGTTGTGCCTGTTAATGCACCACCTAAGCCAAGAGTGCTACTAAAACTTGCAGTTGTGCCTGTTAAATTTTGTGATAAAGTAACCTGCTGACTTGTGTTTATAGTTAATGCAGCTTTACTTAAAGTACCTAAAATTAAAGAATTTGAACCAACTGATTTTAATACTGTTGCATAAGCTATGCCGCCTTCGGCTATTGGAATTTCTGTTGGTGTTGCACCCTCAATTCCTAAACTTGCGTCACCTGTTGTATTTGATATTCTTATAAATTTTGCAGAAGTTGATGCACCTGTATTTTGTAAAAATTGCCCAACAAATGTACTTGCTAATGTACTACTAAATGTCTTTGCTCCTGCAAAGGTTTGAGTTCCTGTGGTAACTACTCCGCCAAAACTTGCATCAGCAGGTTGTAAATTCAATACTGTTCCTGTTATAGTTGCAGCATTTGCGTTAGGAGTTGAGCCGATTGCAGATAATGATAATACACCTCCATCAGCATAGTTAGGAATATTTAGCGTATTTGATACTAAAGTAGCTGCACCTGATGTCCCGGTTGTAGTTAGCGTTATCGTACCCTGCTTACCATTAATCTGGTTTTGCACTTTGCCAAATGCTGCTAAGATAGTATCAGCTGCCACTACTGCACCTCCTGTTACTGATAAGCCTGTTAATAGCTTTGCCGTTATTCTAGCATCTGTTACAATCCCTGCTACTGTTGTTCTATACGCTACATTATCGCCTGTTATAGCAATAGGTATTATATTAGCATCTGCAACCGCTCCCGGCAATGCAGTAAAATCCTTTAAATAAACTCCATTTATAACTGGCATATCCTTTAATTTACAAATACATATTCATCTCCACCGTTATCCACATAAACACCTACATTTTGCGCCCATACATAGTAGTTAATCTCGGCATCTACTATTGCCCCATAGCCGGTAATAACTCCTGTAAATTTAACAAAATCTTCACTAGTTCCGCTAATCTCTAAAGATTCCAGAAATCCCTCACCTGCATCGCCCTCATTCGTATCTGTGTTAAGCATTGACCAATCCATAATCTGCCTTGATCTGCCTAAATCTTTTAACTGATCCCATCCTATGATTGCCTGATCTGTCGAATAAACCGCTTCAAAACTAATAGAATAAGAATGCAACTGTGGTAACTGCTTCTGAGCCATATCTTGCGTTGACTTGCAAGTCTTTATAAAGCTAATATTCTCAGCTAGATTATTACTCAGCAAACACCCGACAGGCGTATCGTTTATGTAAAGCATTAGATCAGTCATAGCCTGTTATATTTCCGCTAAATTTAATAAAATCCTGCACCTCACCTACTATCTCTAAATTCTCTATAAATCCTTGCCCTTGCTCACCCTCTATGCCATCGCCTGTAATTTCCCAGTCTATTTTAACTCTTTCAAGCGATTTTAAGCCTGTCCACGACATTATATTATTGTCGGTAGTCATAACACCCTCAAAGGGTATAGAGTA